GTCGCCTAACTTCATGGGCATTTTAAAAAGCTCAATGGCTTTACTCCAATCATGTTCGGTTCTGTGGTATTGTTGGACTTTATTCTCAACCTTGCCTAAAAAAATACTTTCGATATTTCTTTCTTCGTAGGCTTTGGCCCCCTCGGATATTTTACTCTCTAATTTTCTTGGGTGTCTCCCCCAGTAAATCCACGCTCTTCCAAATTCATGCTGCATACCAGCGAATAACGCTTTATTACATTCTCTTGGTAGCCCCGGATATACATCATGCCTATCGTATTCATAAAGCAGAACGTCATTGGGCTCATCCGCCCATATGAAAACATCATCTACTTCGCCTCTAATCACTTCGCATAAGTTAGATTCTTCCCACATATCGACAAGTTCACGAGACGTGTCTCCTTTGTGCTCTGGGGTTTGCTTGCCTAGGAAAATTTTCACAGGTAAAACTTTTTTAAAGTCTCGCTTGATTCAATAACGCCTTTTACTTTGTCGGACTCGCTGAACTGGAAAAGATCCTTCAGGAATTCCCCCTTGGCATTACATGGTTCGCCAGCCCAAGTGCATATCTTGTGTTTTTCCACGAGGTCAAAAACCTGTGATTGCTTATCGCTTACCTCAACTGAGCCTAAAGACTCTTCGGTGGTTTTAAAGCATTCGAAGTCTTGATTGTTCTTTTGCTGGTTAATGGGGGAATCCAAGAAATTATCAGGAGTGAAAAATTGATTCGTCGTAAAGGCTCTTATTATAGCTATTTGATCTGCGTCCCATCTGTTTTCGTCGCTGTAAGCTTCTCTGAATTTTGCGAAATTACTCTTTTTTATAGTTTCTGGTATTTTATTAGGCTTAAAGGAAGAAAGGCCTATTAGCATCCTGCATGGAGCGTTAAAGTGATGAGCGTGAGACCTCATTGTATGAACAGAGAAGTCGCTTCCTTCAAAAAACTTAAACGCTCTGAATTCGTCCCTTATAGGTATCGAGTCTATATCCCTACTCATAAATATTTCGACATCCTCCCAAAGAGGCAGCATCCTCCATACTGCTGGTTGATGGCCGTTATATTCTTCTTCTATAAACTCATAGTCAACAATCTCCCCCCTTAGTTCCTCCATGATTTCGAACAGGGGGTGGCCTTTTATGCCCTCGCTTAAATAAAAAAAGTTGGAATATTCAGGATATAAAATTTTATTTACTATAAAAACAGAAGGTATATTGAACCAGTATCTACTTTCATCAAATCTATCTTCATCCCAAGTCCTATGAGCGTGTAAGACTTTAGGCTCAAATAAGCAATAGGATATTTTCTTCTTCATTTTATCACGAAATTTCTATAATCAGCCAATCCGGAGTATTTTACTCTTAAGTCGTTTACCTCTTTAACGGCTTCAGAAAGAGTTTCTTTCTTCGTGGATATTCCGCTTGGGTTTTTGTAGTACAATCCTAGAGTTTCGTCAATCCCCATAAATTTACTACCATCTGAAGCTGCCCTAAGCCAGAAGTCAAAGTCTGCTGCCGAAACCATATCTGTCCTGAAGTAGCCATATCTTTCGTGAAGGGATTTTCTCCACACAGGGCAATTATGGGGCATGTTGCATTTCAGTAGATTTTCATAAGAAAATTCTGGCATGTCGTATGAAGCAACAGCGTTATTGTTTTCGTAAGTATCTTCTTTAGAGCAAGTCATTAGGACGTTAGCGTAAGCCAAGTCCACCTCTGGGTTTTCATCTAGGCATTTTGCGTGTTTCTCTATGTGCTCTGGGTGTCTTTTGTCGTCAACATTCCAATTCGATAAGTATTCAGATTTTGCTTTTTTAACCCCAGTATTCCAAACTTCATATACTCCCGGATCTTCTTCTAGGGTTTCGTATTTTATGTTGTCGTTTTCTCTTAAGTAGCGGTTAATTACTTCTTCCTCTTCTTCTTTTTCGGGCGAATTAGCATTAATTAAGATAAATTCTATATCTTCAAAAATTGACTGCCTTGTTATATCGTCAAGGAAGCTTTCCATCCATTCGGAGGCTTTGAAAATCGAGGTTATACATGAGGTTTTGTATTTTTTTTCGCTGCCCATAATAAAGTGTAAAAGTATATATGAACTTGATAGTCATATCAAGCCTAACTTGTAATGAGGGGCTGTTCTTCCGATATATCTCTATGATGGCTAAAACAGAACTGGAAATGAGCGTTCTTGTAGAGTCAAAAAAAGAGGATATAGACAAATACTACCATGAGCTCAAGGGGCATGGCTGGTTTGATTACGTAGACGACTTTATTGAGCCTAGACATAGGCTAGAAGGAGTTAGGATAGACAATCAGTTGAATTACCCCTTGACCATAAAAACAGACACAATTTCGTGCGAAAACACCTTAAATTTACTAGGTCAGATAAAAAGCATCAGAAATTTTACTTATGACTGAGATTGTCTATTTTTTGCTCTAGCCTGTCGAATCTATGGTTTATTGCTTGAGCAAATTCCCTGAAATCATCCTTGCCTAGATATTTATCAGGGAGCGAAAGAGCTAATTTGTTATGATCTGCCCATAGCTTGTCGTTTTCCTTGTCCGTGATCTCTTTTAGATGCTCTAGTTCGGATCTAAGTGTCTTTATTGATTCGTAAGTTATCTTGAAGACCCACCCGCCAAAGAACGTTAGCAATCCTACGATTGCATTGAAGAAAAACTGAAAGTCTAATTCCATAATAATGCCTTTTGTTGTAGTTACACTAAAAAAACCCCCTCCGTTAAGAGGGGGGTTAGTTTTCTAATTTTTACCGTGTTTTAGTATTAGTGATGCCGCTTTTAACCAAGCGAGCATGGCGACAGATGTCCAAGGATCGATACATTTCATCCATACGGATGCCCCAAACAGTATCATAACACCTGCTGCTCTGCAATCTGGGCAACTGACAATACTCATTGCCTTTTTCTTCATTGTGCCCAGCCATTTTCCAATGGGGTCCCAGTTGGGAGCTTTAGAGGAAACCCATTTTGATATAGTTGACATTTTGGATTTAATCCAAGGATCAATCCTGTCACACCATTTCATTTCTGGCTTTTTATTTTTTTTACTCATAACTTTTGCCCTCCTTCGGGGGTATGTTTATTTACACGGAAAGTGTAACTACAGGTATGTCTATTTTTACACTAAACAAAAAAGCACGGCTTTTGATGGTTTTGCTGCTGTTTTGGTTCATTTTCTTCTCTGGGTTTAAGTTTTTTGAGGTCGATGGGGATAGTATGAACCCTACTCTCAAGCATGGAACAAAAGTGTTTGTTAATACTATCTATTGCAAAATAGTCACCCCAGAAAGGTGGGATATATTAGTAGTCGAAGATCCAAGTAAGAATAGGGATCATTTGATAAAAAGGGTAATCGGTTTACCCAACGAAAAAATACAAATAAAAGACGGCTATATTTGGATTGATGGAATAGGGCTAAAGGAAGATAGAGAAAGAATGAGGCTTGGAGAAAGCTTATATCCTGTAGACCAACACCCAATTCACCTTAAAAAAGACGAATATTTTTTAATTGGAGATAATAGGAATTCTACTTGGTATGGAGTAGTCGAAAAGAAAAATATAAAAGGAATTCTGGTAAATCAGCGATAGTGTAAATAAATGTGTGCAAATTCTTCATATCAATGGGTATAAGATAAAGGTTTGCCTCTGCGAGGATGGCTTCTGGGGGCACGATACTGTTTTTATCTACAATAATTCTAAATGCATAGCAGAAAAAGAAATACAAATAATTATGCAATATCTCTTAGATGAAGGCTTTATAAGGGACAGGAGGACGAAGTTCTACATACCGGAAAGGGAGGATTAATGATTAAAAAGTGGTTAATATGCAAAGATGGAGATTGTTGGGACGTTTCTGGATCTGAAATGGCAGAGAAGAAAGTCGTTTCAAAATCTGAATATTTTGAAATCAAAAGTAAAATAGATAGCAAGTGGTTGTTCGTCGTCTGCCTCTGTTGCTCTGTAGCACTAAACCTTATACTTTTAGCTATTCTGCTGAGATGATTCTTATCTAAAAGTCGTCTTCTAGCACTCCTGAGTTTTGGTAGTCTTTAACCTTCCTTTCAAAGAAGTTTGTCATTGCCGTGGTATCAACAATTTCAGATAGCCAAGGGAATGGGTTTTGAGCCCCCTCGAAAGAGTAGTCAATCCCAATTCCTTCGAGTCTTCTGTTCCCAATGTATCTCATGTAGTCAACGAACATTTCAGCATTTAAGCCAAGTATCCCGCGAGGTAAAACGTCATGAGCATAATCAATCTCAAGCTCTACGGCTTTTTTAATATGGCTAATTGTTTCTTCCTCGAATTTTTTTGTCCACAATGAAGGATATTGCTCTTTAATCGTGTTTATTAAATACGTGCCAAATTGAATATGTAGGCTTTCGTCTCTTAACGTGTATCTAATTTGATCAGAAAGTCCGGGAAGTTTGTTCTGTCTCCCTAGGGCAAGTAGCATGGCGAACCCACTGAAAAAGAATGTTCCTTCGCAGATAATATAATAGATGATTAAATTGCGTAGGAACTCTCTTTTGCCCTCTGTTGTTTTAGTGGAGAAGTCTTGTCGGTTTGTGCTTGTGGTAATTTCCATAAGGAAATCGTCTTTAGCCTTAATGGAGGGGACGCTTAAATAGGCCTCGTACACCTCATTTATCTTAAGGTTGTAGCTATCGCAGCAAGTCACAACGGTCCAGTTGTGAAGGGACTCCTCATAGGCTTGGCGCATAATGTATTGGCCACACTCAGCGTCAGTTATCCATTTCGCGACATTAAGAAGCAAATTATTGCCGACCAAGGACTCACTTCCAGCAAAAAACCCAAGACATCTTCTGACAAGTAATTTTTCGTCTTTGGTTAAATCGTCCCCTTTCCATTGCTCTATGTCAATAGACATGTTGATTTCTGCTGGAGACCAGTTATTGGCTACGCCTTTAAGGAATAAGTCCCAAGCGTATTGGTGCTTGTGCGGTAGGATCTGGTTTACTCCAGTTGTATTTTCCTCAAGTAATAATCCTGTTTTGCTCATTAATTATTTTCTCTATTAGAGTTCATGTCTATTTCTTCGACTCCTTTTTTGGCAAAGCTCTGACAGTGTCTTGCGAAATCGCTGCTCATGTTCAGATGTTTTGATCCTAGATATGTGTATAGGACTATTGCGAGGTCGTTATTCCCCAAGAGCTTCGACTCTTCGGCCTTTTCTTTTAATTCCTTGTCGGTCATTGTTGTTATTTAAATTTTCTATTCCTTAAAACGTCAACTATTAATACATATCTTGGTTTGTCTGTATAATTCCATGCGTTGTGCCATTCTCTGTCGTCAAATATTAATACGTCCTCACAATCATACCACTTTCTAATCTCGTCCTGTACTCGAATCGCGCAATTACCTTCTGGTATTATCAATGGCAAGTGTATTCTATGAAAGCCTTTGTCCTTTTCGTTGTGAAGTCTTGTCGATGTGTTAGGGGTTAAGCAAGAAAAACCAGCATTTAATAAATTAGGTATTTGCCCAAGTATGTTCATTGTCTCGGGCATTTGAATAATATTCTTTTCAATTTTATTTGTGTCTAATACCAACCCAAATAACAGCCATGTTTCTTTTACTTTCTCTGGATTTTTTTTTATTTTGTCTAACCGTTTTAATAAATCTTCATTCGATGATTTACTAAAATGATTTTTTTTAGCGGAGTAATTAGCTTCATCCCACACAGACCAGTCAATGTTATTTTTTAATAAATTTTTTAATTCTTCTAATATTATATCTTTATTTGTTACTAATATGTCTACGGCCTCTTGGTATTCTTTTAGCTCTACGAATACGCCTCCCTCCCCTTCTTCTAATTTATTGTCGGTCATTGGCAGCTTTCGCACGTAGGGTCTAAAACACTACAGGCAACCATTTCTTCTATGGCTTCGTGCTTGTCTTCTATCTCTTGCATGGGAGTGTTTGTTGATTTCTCTATTTTACTTGCAGATAGGTTTCTTAGGTAATAGGTACTTTTCAAGCCTCTATTTCTAGCATGTATATATAAGTCGTTCAAGTATTTTAATGATGTCTCTTTATTAAAAAGGTTAAGAGACTGACCCATGTCGATCCATTTTTGCTTGGCTGCTGCTGAGTCTATTAATTTAAATTGATCCCTATCGAAACAAGTGGAGAATCTAGATTTTAGATCTTCCGGTATGTCCCCATTAAGCAGAGATATATCTCCGTCTACTGATTTTATAGCATCAACTAGGCCCTGATTCCATATCTCTCTCTTTTTGCATTCTTTTATGAACCATTCATTAACAATAGTTAAGTTGCCGCTTTTATTCTCATAGACAAAAAGAATTGAAAAATCTGGTTCGATGCAAGGAGAACAGCCTTGGATATAAGAAATGGTTGCGGTTGGGGCAATAGCCATAGTATTACTATTACGCATTCCGTGATCTTTAATATTATTTCTTAGCTCTTTCCAGTCTAGTTCTGGGCAAAACTTTTTCCCTCTGTGAATTATTGGTTTTTCCCCAAGGTAATCCATTAGATTTTTATAAGTATCTATGGGGAATATGCCTTGGCTCCATAAAGATCCGTCGTAAGTGGAATAAGCTCCTCTTTCTTTAGAGAGTTTATTTGAGTTTAAAATACAGTGATAAGAAATGAACTCGTAAAGCTCGTCTGAAAACTTAACTGCATCATCGCTTGAGAAGTCCACCTCGTAGGAGTGAAATACATCTGCCCACCCCATGCTTCCAGCCCCAACGGGTCTATGTTTTAAGTTTGAATTTTCAGCCTCTTTAGTTGGATAGAAATTTAGATCAATTACATTATCCAGCATACGCATTTGGATTTCTATGGTTTTAGCTAGTTGATCAAAATCCAAAGTACCATCGTCTTTTAAGTGTTCTTTTAAATTTACGGAGCTTAGGTTGCATACGGCAGTTTCTCCCACTTCGACTTTTTCCCCCTCATTAAATCTGGAGGGCTTTGTGTGTAAAAATATTTCAGTACAGAGGTTCGAGCTATGGACTACCCCTTCGTGACTATTGGAATAGCGCATGTTCGCGTTGTCTTTGAAGGTCATCCAAGGGTGTCCCGTTTCAAAAAGGGTCCTTAGCATTTTTTTCCATAGGTCTTTGGCTTTTACGACCTTGAAGTTTTCTAATTCGCCGCTGTCTGCAATCTTGCAGTATTTTTTATACCTTTTGTCGAATTTATCCCCATGTAATTCATGAAGATCTCTTACGTCTGATGGGGAGAATAGATACCAGTCTCCATCTTCTTGAACTTTTCTTATAAATAAATCTGGGATCCAATTAGCGGTGTTCATGTCATGACACCTTCTGCGTTCATCTCCGGTGTTCTTTTTGAGCTCTAAGAAATCTTCTATATCTAGATGCCAAGGCTCAAGATAAGCACATCCCGCCCCCGGTCTTTTGCCTCCTTGATCTACAGCGATTAGGGTGTCATTGTAGATTTTGAGCCAAGGGATTAGGCCTGAAGACTTGCCGTTCGTGCCCTTTACATAGGAATTAACTGCTCTGAAGTTGCTTACGTCAAACCCTAGACCTCCAGCAAATTTGGACTTTCTAGCTTCTTGCCACAAACCCTCAAAAATTCCGTCAATTGAATCGTCAAAAGTATTAAGATAGCAACTGGAAAGCTGACTGTGAGTACTACCGCTATTAAAAAGGGTAGGAGTAGAGCAACACAGATAAAACTGAGACAACGTATTATAAAACTCAATAGCTTTTTCATTTTTGTTTTCTTCGTTAAGCGCAAGCCCCATAGAGACACGCATCCAAAACGCTTGAGGCGTTTCCATTATTCTTCCTTCTATGTGGTGTAGATATCTATCACCTAGTATTTGAAGTCCGAGATATTTGAACCTGTGGTCCCTCTCAAGTCTCAAGTGCTCAGAGAGGTGCTTTAAATCAAAATCTAATAGCTTTTCGTCAAGTATTTCTTCTTTGATTAATTTTTTTGTGTTTCGGATAAAGGATATTTTATACTGATGATCGTATGTGTCTTTGTCTACGCTCTCACCGAACGCTTCTTTGTACAGGGCAGAAAGAAGGAGCCTCGCCGCCACATAAGAGTAATTAGGTTCTTTCTCTATTTTTTGACGGGCGCTCATGATGAGGGCCTTGTCTATTTCATCCGTGGTTATTTTATCATAAATTTGGACGTGAGCGTCTAAAACTACTTCGCTTGCTGATACATTTTCTAAATCGCTACATGCCCATGTGGCACAAAGGTTAATTTTATCTATGTCTAGCTTTTGCAGTCTTCCATTTCTTTTTTTTACGTGTATAGCCTGAGAATTTTGATTCATGATGTAATAGAATTTACAGTCTTTTAGTGATTTTTTTCACAAAAAGAAGTGCAGGAGAACTTTTAATTTTGCCGGAAGAAAAAAAGTGTACTGATAAATCTAGGTGAGACCCGCCCCTCCTTGACTTGGGTGTATTTTCCCGTTTCTGTCTTTGCTCCACTTTTTAAAGTATTCTTTTTTCACGGGGTCTTCCCCCCCGTGGACCTTTGCTCTTTTATCGCTTGCTTCTTTAGCTTGGTCAAAGAGATCCCCCATCGAACCTTTTTGATTTCTTGTCTTTTCAACAAACTGGTTTGGGTTAAGTGGGGTAGTGTCTACTGATGCATTAGGAACTGCAAATACTCTATCCCATTCGACCCCTTCTTCGTCAACGTAGACGTGCTCCTCCTTCATGGATTGAACGACTTCAATCACTTCTCTTGTTGTGGGGTGCTCAAATACGTAACAGGGCATGACCTTATATCAGACCGAGAAGAGTGTCAACAGTTTTATTTATCTTGAAGTCTTCCTGAATTTTTAGCCCAGCTTCATTTATTTTGCTTGACTCAACTTTTTTTATAGCCTCTTCACAAGCGTGTATAAATTCGTCTTCGTCGTAATCAAAGATTTGCCCCTGATTGAATGGCTGATCTGGCTTAAAAAACATTCCATCGTAACAATCTATTTTTTCTTTAGGCTCTACTAAGATGGAGTTCTCTTCGTTCGCCCATTCTTTGTACGAGTGAGCATTCATGACTATAGCATGTTTACCTAAGCCGACAGAATGAAACTCAGGTAGACCCCAACCTTCTCCTCCGGACATGGCTAAAATTATATCGCCAGAATTAAGGAAGTCATTGTAGACGCTATTCTTTTGCATGTGGCCCAAGAAATTTATGTTAAAATACCCTTGTCCTTCTAGTATTTGATTAATTAAACCGTTGTTGTCTTGCTCTGAAATAAAGGGGTTGTATACGGCGCATTGTAGGAAGTATTTTTTGTCGTTCCCGAATCTTTTGGCCCATGCTCGTATAGTTTTTTGATGCCTTTTTCTTTTCTCTAATTTTCCTACCACGTTGAAGGTGATTCTACCGTCAGTAAAATAATTCTTTTTAGTTTTTGTGAAATTACTAGAGTCAAATGCAAGAGGGACGTGATCGCATTTTACTCCTTTAATATTGAAAACTTCTTGAGCATATTTAGATGTTAATACCGTAGTATTATTTTTAGCGATGTTCTGCTCATGGGGAGTTGGATTGTCTAGTTCGTAAAAAGTAACTAAGATCTGCTTCTCGCTATAGGACTCCAAGGAGCCATTCAGATGCCAAAGCTTTATAGTTGGTGTTTTTCTATCGTGAGACGTTAGTGATTTATTGATACAGTTTTGTATCCATTCTCCAAAGTCTTTATCGATTTGCTGAGAGGAAAGGTCAACCCCGTTCCCGATGGTAAAAATAGAAGGCTCCAAGGAGCGCTTGTGAATTTCCCTAAGTATCTGGACTGATACTTGACCAAAGGAAACGGAGTTGAGCGGTAGGTGAAGGGCGAAGTTCATCTCTTAAAACAGATCATCGTCTTTGTTTTCGGCGGTAGATACTGTTTCTTCGCTTTTCTCTTTTTCTTGAGTAAACGATTTTTTATCTTCAGACTTGTATACTATGAAGTCTGGATGCTTGTCTGATGTCTTGTGTTTATTCCTAAAGATAACACACGCTTGATCGCCAAATTTCCCGTAAAAATATTTACCGGATTTGCCTTCTCTTACCCAGAGTGCTCCAAGCTCTCGCTCTTGCCACTCGTTTTTTTCTTTATTTTGGTTGTTATTATCGTCTGACATAATCACCCCGTATCTAGCATGGTGCTATTATCCTTGTCAATTAAAAAAGTGCCCATAATCTTTTTTAATTTTATTAAGGGCGCTTCTAACTTTTGGTTTTAAATTATTCATAAATTGATCATCATTAGTGTCAAGGGTCGGAAATTGAAATTTGTAATCAGCCCTAACTTTAACCAATGGGTCATGCATACGCTCTTCTTCGTTCGCTGGAACTATGAAGTTTTTTATTTTTTCTCCTTCGCTGTTGATCTCTTCCTCGAATCTACTTAGATGTATTACGATTCCCCTTTTTTGCTCTTGAAGCCAATAGGTTTCATCTTTTTCATAATAACTAAACCTTAAGTCGGTTACTATAAACAAAGTCTTTCTTGTAATAGATAAAGATTTTATGTAATCATCGACTTTCTCAATCCAATATCTACCGTAAGAAGCTTCCCTTTTCAGCATCCCGTAGGTAACGAGTAGTGGTCTTATTCTATCCTTTTCGCTTCGGGTGCAATCTGTCGGGTCTATGTCAAATTTATCTTTTATGAAATCTCTGAGATCCTCCTTTAAGTGGTCTGCTATAGACAGTCTCTGAATGGAAAGGTCTTCCTTTTCAAGTATTTGTTTCGCTAATTGAAAGAAAGTGTCTTTTCCGCAACCCGCAACTCCTCCGATTCCAATGAAAAACTTTTTTGGCATAATAATAATTATATAATTTTATTTTTTATAATTCAAGTCTTTTTGATAATGTGAACTTTTCTTTAAGCAATAAGGGCAAAATACCCCCTAGAAAAGAGGGTATAATATTTGCCATAATGCGAATCTTCTTTGAAGCCCCTTAATTTATAATGCGTGGGGAGCGCGACAAATGCGAGTAGGCCTGATCCTACAACAAGCTACCTCATAGAGAGGCGAGAGGGACTGTGCTTGAAAACTCTACTTACGCTCGTTTACCACAACACGCCGGGGCAATGCCATAGTAATTAACTACGAGTCCTTTTTTCCTGTCGCAATAACAGGTTGCTGTACCTTTTGATTTGGGTTAAAGCCTCCCCACCCTACTTTTCTTCGGTCATCTTAGGAAAACTCTACTGTTTTCTCTCAGCGAGCTTAAAAGGATTGGCTACCTTTGATCCGAAGGTCTCATCATTCACTCTCTTCGTCAAGGCTTTCTTGGGCGGCGGCCATAGTTTGAGCTATGTAGCATAAAGATTTTATATCTCCTTCCTTTATTTCACTTGGGTCACAAGTATATTGGCCCATTCCGGACACATCGCAAAAAGTATTCACGAGTAGAGCCACCTCAGATGCGGTGTTGTAAGTTATTTCCACGTTCTGGTTCATTTGGCCCAATTTTCTTTTAAGCAGCCAAATTGGAGATCCATCAGCTTCACCTTCGGCCAGCATTTCCGCGTTGACCATATCCTTAAGGGAAGCCGCAATCACGGCCTTGTCCTTCTCCTCCTCTAGCGAAATTGGGAAAGCGGCCTTAAAGTCGGACTTTATGGAGAAAGAGTCCTTTTCTTTGAACCATTCGAAAAGAGTCAAGCTTGCGTCAAATACAGTCACCCTGCAAGTTACCGGATAAACCAAAAAAATCAAAAAAAAGCTTGTAATTAAAATCTTTTCTAATAGGGTTGAGGCGGATGAAAGATAACATACCTAACAAAACAATAGCCAAAAAACGAGGACGCCCATCTATTGATGTCTCTTGGCCGAATCAAGAATTCACCGCGAGAGACGTACTTGCAGAATTGAAAAGTAGAACAGGAAAAGAAATAACCCCTACTGCCGTCCGAGTAAAGATGAGGAAAGCCGTCAAAGAGGGAGTAATCTTCAGGACTGGCAAAAAAGCAGACTCAGTCGGGAGACCCCTGTATACTTACAAAAAGTGCCTAGCCACAGTTGATGACGCTGGGGTGAATCTGGAAACGGGAAAATTTAGTGGCTGACAAAAGACAATATCGAGCCTAGCTCATGCTGGGTTATGTTTTTCACAGTAGAAAAACTGTCTGAGCGAGCCATTGATCCCGTCAGGGCTGATGGTAATATTTTTCATTTAATTTCGCCTAAGAGGATCAAAATAGATCCGTGCGAAAGAAAAGTCATGTCTTTTGACATCTCCTTCGGTATGCCGAGCGGCTTTGCGGCTCAAGTGTTGCCGCTACCGGAATTACTCTATAAGAATGGGATTTCCTTCCCTGCGAGTTATTTTTTTAATAATCAAAATATAGAGGTGGTACTCATTAACAATTCCTTGCCTGATTTTTTATTCATAAAGAACAAAAGCGCCTTGGCTACGTCTCATTTTTTCGGTGATACTAATTCCTTTTTTATCGAAAGGGGGGACGAGGTAGCTAAGTTAGTTTTTACTAAGGCGGAGAAAGCGGAGCTAAAATATGACTGAGAGCTTTTTACTTTGTTGCGGTTGGATAGTTTTGATTATGTTGATATGGTTTGAGAGTGACGCTTTCGAATATTACGTTAGGTATTTTAATCTCCATTCTTGGTTCGGGGTCCATGTTTACGATAAAGAAGACCCCGATCATGTTTTAGATTATCTATCTTTTTTAAGGGTCAAATATAAGGGGGGCTCTTTTGTTGTCGCTCTTGTGACTTGTCAGACCTGCTTATCTGTATGGTTGAGTGTTATTTTTTGTTTAGCGTTTGACCTTCTTTATTTTTTTCCATTAGTTAATCTGTTTTCCCTTTTAGTGTACTTATTAATAGGGAAGATTTTTTATGCCAACGGAAATTGACTATAGAAACTTTATGGATTTTGCCTTAGCAAGCGAGACTTTGAAGAGCATTTCGTTTTTTAAAAGTGCTGATTTACTGAGAAAGGCTTTTTTATCCTGCTGCAAATGCCATAAACAACAAAAAGCCCAAGAATTTAAAAATTTTGTTTCTGCTATTGACGAAAAACTATCCGAGGAAGACAAGGCTCTAATTCTTTCCACATACGGCTCAGAAAATATTACCGTTAAGATGGATGAGAGAGAAATTTTAAAGATATGATAGTTGGCGTTGGTACTGATATACAGGACATACTAAGAATAGAGGCGGTCTTATCTTCTAAGGGGGAAGCCTTTTTGGATAAGTTTTTATCCGAGAAAGAAAAAGAATATTGCCTTAATAAAGGCTATAGCTCTCATTCCATAGCTGGTAGGTGGGCGGCAAAAGAGGCGACTCACAAAGCGTTAACTGGGAGCGTAAAGAAAATGATCCCCTTCATAGAAATGGAGATTATGAGAGACGAAAACGGAAAGCCAGTGATCTATTTTCCTAATGGTAATTTCCCTGAAGATCTTAATTGCTTTTTGAGCATAAGCCATTCCAGAGATTACGCAACGGCTGTTTGCATCATAGAAAAAAAGTGATTTACAGGCATACAATAAACTCCTTATCTCAAGACGAGTTGGATGTTTTAATGTTTCTATTGGTTAGTTTGTCTAAAAGTAAAATAGAAGTTGACACAGAGTTCCTTCCATCCTATAAACTTGGGTTTATTCATCACGCACTAAAGATCGGGAGCGAAAACATAAAAGACGAGCACAAAGAGTTTTACAGAGCCTTATGCTCGAAGTTTGAACTGGAGATATAGAATGGAAGACTCAAAGGAAAAAATTTACGAAATAGTCCTTCAAGAAATAAGTGACGCCACCACCGTTGGAGACATAGAAGTGACTCTCGATACCCCGATGGAGCAAGTAGAAATAGACTCCTTAGACTCTATAGATATGATCATGGCTATGGAGGACATTCACTCTATTCAAATAGACAATACTGGCTTAGACTTCAATAACATAAAAACCGTTAGGGACTTAGCAGACTTTATTTTCGAAAATACCACTTTCCTTAAAAAATAAACTTGACTTTTGTTATTTATCGCCCTAAAGATAAAAAATCTATGCCAGCTAAGAAAACAGCAAAGAAAACAGCCCCTAAAAAGGCCTCAACGAAGAAAGCAGCCCCTGAAAAGAAAGAGTGCGAGATTCATGCAGACGATTGCGGTCAAGACAAAGGACTTCTCCGCCAGAGAATCGTAATCATGTTACTTGCATTTAATTTTCTTTTTACGGGTTATTTGGTACATTCAGTTATCAAATTGCAAGATGCTATTCTATCCACTGATGAAGGACAGGTAATAAAAAAGGACGTATTAGATAAAGTCCCTGAAGTTCCCTCTCTTCCAAACGGACAATAAATCACACCCCCCATGCGAATGGGGGTTTTTTAATTATAGATTAAAATGGATAAAAAATACATAAGCTTTAGCCAAATAAAAAACATTAGGATTGGCATAGTTGGAAATGGCTACGTAGGTAAAGCAACTTCTTTGTTTGGATCTAAGAGGACAGAGGTGGTAATTTACGATACCGACCCAAGCAAGTGCTCGCCTGAAGGATGTGATTTTGAGTCTCTAAAATATTGCAATGTAGTATTTGTTTGTGTGCCTACCCCTATGAAGCATAATGGAGAGTGCCACACTGAGATAGTTGAAAAAGTAATCACAGATCTAAAAGGGTTTGATGATGGCCCTTACATAGTAGTCAGGTCTACTGTCCCCGTTGGTTTTTGTGCGGAGAAGGGCGTAAACTTCATGCCTGAATTTTTAACCGAGCAAAATTGGAAGAAAGATTTTTACGAGCAGAAGGATTGGATAATAGGGTCTTTTGATACCAATGACACTAATTTACCTCAAATAATGAAGTTCATTATCAAGTTCGCGAAGGAAGACGGAAAGATTAAAAACGCGCCAAGCATTCATTGTACTTCTAACTCTATGGCTGAATTAGTTAAACTCACAAGAAATTGTTTTTTAGCTACGAAAGTTTCTTTCTTTAACGAAATAGAAAAGTTTTCTCAGGCTTGTGGGGTGGAGTACGACGAGCTTAGAGAATTAGTGATTCTCGACAAGAGAGTTGGAGAGAGTCATACCGCTGTTCCGGGGCCAGACGGTAAAGGGGGTTTCGGTGGGACTTGCTTCCCAAAAGACATGAACTCCCTCGTTCATCAAATGGCAGAAAAAGATGTGCCTCCATTCTTAATCCAAGCCGCTATACGCAGAAATAATGGTATAGACAGGTCAGAGCTTGACTGGATGCAGGACAAGGGTCGCGCAGTAGTTTAAAATTGTGCGCCCATAGCTCAGTTGGATAGAGCACGAGTTTTCTAAACTTGGGGTCGTGGGTTCGAATCCCTCTGGGTGTGCCATTATGGATTTAAAGTCTAAAATTCTAGAGTTCAGAAGGAAAGGCTACACCTACAATCAGATAGTCGCAGAGCTAGGATGCTCTAAATCCACGGTTGCTTATCACTGTAATTCAACTACCAAAAAGAAAATAGTATCAAGAAATAAAATAAACAGAAAAAGCGCTACTGGGATCATAGGCAGAAAGATAGAATCATTTTTTCATTCGAGGAGCTCTTCTCCGGCTTATAAGTTAAAAAGGGAGAAGAGAAACCAAAACAAACACTCCCCCCAGCAGAGGAAGGTCCAGATGTACAAGTCGAGGGCCAACGACGGGATCAGAAGGAATAGATGCAAAAATAATTTTGGAGTCAAAGAGTTCATAGAAAAAGTCGGAGAAGCCCCAAAATGCTATTTAACTGGCAGACAATTAGACCTTTCAAAGAAGGCTGAGTATCAACTAGACCACATTCACCCTGTTTCTAAGGGGGGCTCTAATGAGCTAGGTAATCTTGGAGTGACCTGTAAGGAAGCAAATATGGCGAAGGGAGATATGACAACGGGAGAATTCATAGATTTATGTATTGAAGTCCTAAGCCATCATGGATATAAAATTGACTAGCGATGGAACATCTACAACAAGTAAAAATAAAAAAAATATCAGACAACGCGATCATACCTACGCAAGCCAATGAATCTGATGCTGGTTATGATCTTTATTCCGTGGAAGATCACCACATAAAACCTGCCGAAAGAAGGATAGTCAAAACTGGGATATGCATTTCTATACCTGACGGTTGTTATGGTAGAATCGCGCCAAGGAGCGGCTTGGCCGTTAAGAAGGGGTTGGACGTTCTAGCTGGCGTTATCGACAGCGGGTATAGAGATGAGGTTGGGGTCGTTTTAATTAATCTGGGCTCTAGCCCAATCGACATAGGAGAGGGAGATAGAATTGCTCAGATAATCTTTGAACTTTGTTTGTCGTTGGAGTTCGTCGAAGTGGAAGACCTTAGCGATAGCGAGAGAGGCCAAGGAGGCTTTGGAAGCTCTGGGGATTAAGCTTGACTAATTATTTTCTTTTTGGTTCCATAGATGGCGAAGAAGTCCAATAGAGCAGGGAAGGGCGACAAGCCTCGAAACTGCTTTTCTAGAAAATACAAGGACAACTACGATAAAATAGACTGGAAAAAACGAAACAGAAAAGGCAAAAAAAATGAAAATGATCAGACTTAATAAATATAGCTTCACTAAGCTCGGAACGCCAAGATCTGCGACTCAAGAGTTTTCCATTAACCCTAAAAATATTGCCAGCATTGAGTCCTTCAGAATTAAAGGCAAGGGGGGAACCATGATCACTACCGATGGTGGGAGCGAACATTATGTGAGTGACGAATATACCTCCGTTTCCAAAAAGATTACAAAGTCAGTTCTTTAAATGAAGACCGACATAGACTTCAAGCCTCTCCGCATAGGTAAAATTGTTGCCGCCAGTGGATATTTTGACCCTATTCACGTAGGACATATAGAATATCTAGAAAAAGCAAGGGCTCTTGGCGACAAGCTAATAGTAATAGTGAATAACGACAGGCAAGCCTCCCTCAAGAAAGGGGAGTCTTTTATGCCCCTTGAAGACAGGCTTAAAATAGTTAGCTCCTTAAGGGTGGTAGATGAAGTTTTCACATCCATAGACATAGACCCAACGGTCACTCTTAGCTTGGCCTTTTTAAAGCCAGATATTTTCGCGAAAGGGGGGGACAGAACATCTCACGAGATACCTGAAAATGCAGTTTGCTCCAATCTTGGCATTCAAATAATAGACGGATTAGGACAAAAAATAAGATCCTCCTCTGAATTTACTGGTCTGAAGTAGTTTTCCTCCTTCTACGTCGTTAAAACGGTGTAAATTGTTAAGAGGAAAATTATAATGAAAAATACTTTACTTGCCTTACTTCTTACCTCCTTTGTCGCCTTCGCGGCAGAAAAACCCAAAAAACCAACCACAGCAGAGCATCTTCAGAATGTGTCTGTAACCATTCGTTCCGAAGGGTCATATTCCAACGGGGAAGGATCAGGTGTAGTATTTACCCGCAAGGACGCAAAAGGCAATTTAGTAAATTTCGTTTGGACGGCGGCGCATGTCGTAGATAATCTAAGAAAAGAGAGAAAAGCGTTAGTGGGTGGCGTTTCTAAAACCATCGTAGAATTCAAAGACCCTATAGTGGTCAAAGAAATAAGACAAGAGGGGCGCACGGTTGGACGGTTACAAATGGACGCAGAAGTTCTAAAGTATAGCGACTCTAAAGATGGTCATGATTTGGCCCTTCTCAGAATCAGAAAATTTAATTTTGTTAAAGACACTGTATCGTTTTACCTTGAAGAAAAGATTCCACCTTTAGGGGCAGACCTACTTCACGTTGGGTCGCTACTTGGGCAACAAGGCGCGAATTCAATGACTGATGGAATTTATTCTCAACATGGAAGGATCTTGAAAGAAATAAATAAAAGAATTTTTGACCAAACAACTTGCACGGCTTTTCCGGGATCTTCGGGTGGGGGCGTCTACAGGAAAGAAGATGCAAGATATGTAGGGATGCTTGTTCGTGGAGCGGGGGAGGGGTTTAACCTTATCGTTCCCGTTCGAAGGATGGTTGAGTATTGCGAAAAACATAAAATCATGTGGGCGCTAGACGCTAAGATGCCGATGCCAACAGAAGATGAGCTAAAGAAAATGCCAGTTGAAAACACGCCCAAGGAAAAAGAAAAAGCCGATGAGGCAGACGAGGCAGGTGCTAAAAAAATGTTTCCCTTTATGCTTCGCGTGACTTACCCCAAAATATTGATCTTAAAAGAAAGAATATCTAAGTGAAATACTTACTAATTGCTACAGCCTCTATTTTTGTTATTGGATGCGTGTGTTTGCCATGCCAAAGCTCGTGTCCTTGCGTGGAAAAATGTTCTTGCAAAACTCCATGTACTTGCGCTAAATAAGCCTTAGTGCTGCATGATTTTTCTCAAATAGCAGAATTCCTCTGGGTATGCGACGACATACTATCCAAGGAGGAATGCTCTCTTCTTACTAAGGAGGCCTGTCCACACTTGGAGGACGTAGCGGTGTTGGATTATGATGAGGGGGTGATAAAAGATCGTAAGTCTAGAGACGCGAAGGAAAGGCTTCTCGTAAAATCCCATTACAATCCCCAGCAAAAGATTTACGGCACGATAGAAAAAATAGAAAAGATAACCTCACTAATCACCCGATTACCGATAGAGAATCAAGAGCACTTAAACATAATAAACTATCGCAAAGATGGACATTACGTTCCACATTATGATTTCTTTTTAGAGGGGGCTGAAAACTACGAGGCAGACATGGAGAGAGGAGGCCAAAGAGCCTACAGTGTTTTGTTTTATCTGAATAGCTCTTACGATGGCGGTGAAACTGGATTTCCTAAATTAGATAATTTTAAAATAGAGCCAAGGATAGGTAGGGTTTTATTTTGGTCGAATTTTTCAGAAAATAAACCCATAGAAGAAAGCTTGCATTCTTCATTACCCGTTGAAAAAGGGACTAAATGGATTGGAGTAAAATGGGTAAGGTACTCAAAGTACCTAAGCAGAAAAAGCTAGACATATGGAAAAATTTATATAAAAGTTCCTCATGGAAAGGATCGAACAAGCTATAGACTTATTGGATCAAGTAATAGAAAAATCATCCATCGACGACAAAATAGAGTCTGATAAGGATTCCGATGTTGCTCAAGATGGGGACGGGTGGATCACGCACAACCTAAAATTGATTAAAGAGTTATTGTATCAAGAACTGGAAGACAAAAACGATGCCTAAAATAAAAGACAAAAAAAGTTACTATGTCATAACAAACGAAAAGAACTTTACGTTTGGCGCATTTAACTACAACGACGAAGGGCTTAAAAAAGCTAAAAAATATTTAAAAGATCTTAAGAAAAAGAATAGTGATACTTTCGTTATAAAGGAGGTGAAGTAATTTTTGTATAATAGGCCTTTGCGCTGACCTCTATAAGTAGTGTAAAATAAAACATGATAGAGGTTAAGGTTTTAAGGCCGTACAAGTGCGCCAAAGAAGTATCTTGTGGTAATTGCGGTATTGACTACCCAAAGCCTCATTACAAAATACTTTTTGAAAGAAAAAAAATAGCTTATTTTGACGTCAACAAGGGAAAGAAAACCACCACTATTTGCCACGGATGCTTGTTTAAATTTATAAATAAAATTTCAAGAACCAAGAAGAGCACTTATAAAATATCATTTATTAACGGCAGAAAGAAATCCCTAATGGAAATACAACCCTTTAAAGATGACGAAGCCTTTGACCTATGAGCGAAATATCCTCCATACAAAAACGATTGCAAGGCTCAGATAATGTTCTTAGGTGGTGGGGAACGGAGAGCAGAAAAGTCATAGAAGAAGTTTATTTTTTCGACGAATTACTGAAGACAGAGGAAGATGAAGACGGGTCAATTACTGCCTGTTTGGAATATTCGAAAAAAAATCTAATTTACCTAGCAAATAGGGGCGAATACGAATTAAGGAAAAGAAAAGAATGCCAAGACCAATTATCCAAAGAGCTAATACAGGCTGTTTTCGAATGAGAAAAATACGATCCAGAGACGGCGATCACATACTTATTCCCACCCCTCCCAAAAAGGCCAACGCCTTTAAATTAATAGTAAAAGGTACAAAAAGGACGCAAATAGCCCGTGTCGCAATCAACGATATTGACACATTACTGGGAGTTTCTGGTGAATTGCGCTTCATCGAGAAAAAAGGTGTAAAAGTAGTTAGAGAATACGACCCCCCTTATACTTGGACAGGCTCCGATATTCTCGAATTGCGGGATCGCCATGAAGGGAAGAAAAGAAAAGAATAAGACTTTTACTTTTAAAAACTACGACGGAGTAGAATATACCCTCTTTTTTCGCAAACCTCATAAATGCTACGGTGATGCAGATGGTCTTTGTATAGATCCAGAGGAGCAGGATCCTAAAATATACGTTAATCCGACTCTTACCCAGCAATCGGAGCTAAATACTTGCATTCACGAGGTGTGTCATGCATACTTTTGGGATGCTCCAGAAGCAAAAGTAACTCAATTTGCCAATAGCATGAGTAGACTACTTTTCAACAAATGCGGCTGGCGTAAGACAAAATGACAGCCTTTCTTTTCGATATAGACAATACGTTAACCCCGCCTCGTCAGGAAATTGACCCAAGTTTTTCGACTTTTTTTTTGGATTGGATGAGAAATAGGGGCGTTTATTTAGTCACTGGCAGCAACGAGCAAAAAATAAGCGAGCAATTGCCCCATAGCGTCTTGAGTAGGTGCGTGGGTATTTTTTCCAACATGGGCAATAAACTTACTATTGGCGATAAATTGATTTACGAAAACTTATGGAGGCCAAAATTAGAACTTTTAAAACACTTATCCGAACAGAGAGAAAATTCGCCTTATTCGAACAAGAAGGCTGATTGGTGGGAGGCCAGAACAGGGATGATGAATTACACTACCGCCGGAAGGTCGTCAACTGCCCACGAAAGAGACCTTTATGAAGAATGGGATGCTAAAAACGGAGAAAGACGAAGGATAGCTTCTAAGTTAATGGGAAAATTTCCAGAGCTAGAGGCAAAGCTGGGGGGCCAAATAAGTATAGACGTACAGCCCAAAGGGCACAATAAGTCTCTAGCTAGTAGATGGATAAGAAAAAATAAAACGAAGGACATGGTGTTTTTTGGAGATAAGTGTTTTGAGGGTGGAAATGATTATGATGTAAAAGTAGACGTTTTAGAAAATGGAGGTAAAGTGTTTGAAGTGGGGGATTATAAAAACACTTTCTCTATTTTGCAAAATGCAGACTTATGACGTAATAAATAGTTCGTTTATCTTCATAGCGGGTTTCTTTTATATTTTAAATCTTTTTAAATTATGGAAAGACAAAGACGTAAAGGGGATTAGCAAGCTTAGTATTGTTTTTTTCTCCTGCTGGAATTTTTGGACTTTCTATTTTTTCATTGCAACTACTAATTTTGTTTGGACTCAATTCTCTTATGGATTCGTTTCCATAATAAACCTTTTATACTTGACTTTATTATTGTATTTCATTAAAAAACATCCCGAATGAGTCGTCTTTCTTGGGAAGAGTACGTGATAGAACTTGCCCATACTGCGTCCTTGAGGAGTGAAGACCCGCACAAAAAGGTTGGTGCGTGTGCTCTTGACTACGACAATAGGGTACTTGGGGTAGGTTACAATGGATTAGCGTGTGGTTTATCCGCCTCAAATACTTTTTGGGAGGATAGAGATGCGCGTCGTCCGTTTATGATTCATGCCGAAGCAAATTGCTTGTCTTTATTTAAAGCGGGTCAATGTAGATTATTAGCGGTTACATTACTCCCGTGTTCTGCTTGTGCAACGACCATAGCTGCATATAAAATTCCCAAAGTTATATATTCAGAAGAATACCATAGAGACACTAAGGCTAAAGATATTTTTAATTTTTACGACATTGAATTAATTAACATAGGGTCAAAGGGGGTGATTTGAAATCAGAGTATAAGTTTTACGGGAAACAGAAACTGCCAGACCTTCTTACGATACAAGAAGAAAAAGATCTTTATCTAGAGATGAGGGACGGCAAGCCGAAAGAGAAACTAGACGCTAAAAATAAATTCATAGCTTGCAACTTAAGGCTGGTTATTAAGATAGCTAGGTCTTACGAGAGGTTGGGAATGGACCTAGAAGATTTAGTGAGCGAAGGGAACCTCGGCTTAATTCAAGCGGTTGAAAGATTCAATCCAGAGAAAGGGGCAAAATTTTCTACTTACGCAGGGTTTTGGATAAGGCAAAAGATAATGAGGGCATTAAGCAATCATGGCTCTATGATAAGGATGCCATGCTACCTTAAGCAAATTTATTTAAATTATTTAAAATATGCCGAAGCCTTTCAAGAAGAGCACGATAGAAAGCCCACCCCCAAAGAAGTATCTAAAAAATTAAATATCTCGGTCAGGAAAGTTAATGAGATGATAGAGGCTGGTTCTGCGGTTATCTCTCTAGATTGTAAAGTCGGAGAAGATGAAAACGGCGACAGCTATAACGAAGTGATAAAAGATAGCAGGACTCAAGACCCTTCTGAGAAAGCGGAAGAGAAAAGTCACGTTAACGTAATACATAAAATCTTACATGAGTTGTCTACGAGAGAAAGAAGGATACTAGAAAGAAGATTCGGTATTGACGGTGACGAACCTCAAACCTTAGAGGAGATAGGAAAGATTTTTAGTGTTACCAGAGAAAGAATAAGACAAATAGAAAGAATAGCCCTACTAAAAGTCAAAGGGCTATACAGTAAAAAAGGGAAATTACACGTAGACGGAAAACTATGAATAACGAAAATGTTTTTATGATGAGTGCAAGTCGTACAGGATCTACTTTAGTATGGCAATGCCTCAAAAAAATCCTGAAAAATGACGATATAAAAAAGCTTCACGCTACAGGAGTCGATCCAAGGCTTCGCTTGGACTCAATACTGGAAAGCGAAGCCCCATGCGTTATTACCGAACGAGACGCTATGGAATCTTTATTGTCTTACACTAGAGTCACCAGATTCAAAGGGGACACGAAAGCGTTTGTACACCATTTTGAGAATCCAGATCATGAATTTGCCCTTGCGATGCCAGACGGCTCCCAGCTTAACTTGAAACATGAAGCCCTCTTATGGACGGATAGCTACCATTACAAGAAGCAACTTATCCACATGGATGAATTTAAGAAGAGATTTAGGGGGCCGCAATTAGTTTTGAGCTATGAGAAGTTCGCTCACGATTATGATTATATTTTTTCTGAGTTGGAAAGTTTTTTAGATGTCAAAATAGACAAAGATACTAAGTTAGATATAATTTCTTCCACCAATAGAGAGGCCAATAAAAAGATCCAAGAGGATTTTGAGAACTTTAAGGAAATGGATAAAAAATCAAATATTCACGGAGGACACATAGCCCTTGAAGAGACTCAGAAGGTTAAAGAATTGATAAAAACGTATGGTTATAAGGCGGAAGGGTGGACGGATCGGGGAAATTATTACGAGGAGATAGCTGATTTCTTGGATAACCCTGACCCATCACAATGGCTGGAGGTAGACAAAACCTTAAAAAATGCGGGAGCCTCAAGATAAGCCCATCGGAAAATTCTTGACTTAATTAATTTTCATAAATAACATCTGGAGCACATGAAGAATTTGTTTTCGATTTGTTTACTTGTGGCTCTCTTAGGCTGCTCTTCTACCCCCTCTTCAAATGGAGGCATAATGTTCGACCAAGGTATTTCAGTGTCAAAGAAAGAAGCTAGAGAAAAATGGATGAACCATATTGGGGAAAACAACCCGCAACTTTACGCAGCGATTATCAAGGGGGTGATGTTGAGTCAAAAGTTTGGCGCTGAAGTT